TGCATATCAAGGCTTTGAGTTCTATCTGCATCAAACATATTTTCATTTTCACGAACCACACTATTTGTATCTCTACTTGGAAGTGAACCTAATGCACCTTCAGGCATTGTATCTGCTTCACTTACACCTAAAATAGCCTCTAATGCATCTTCTAATGTTATACCCATACTGGTTAATCCCTCGATTGCCTCTCTATCAGACATAGTTAAGTCACCAAGCATTTTCATCATTTCGTCTTCACGAACAACACCTTTTGGGTCTAGTTTTTTCATTTCTTCTAGTATATTGCCTGTCATACCTGCACTCATTCCTGCCATTGCTGAATTTTTTATTGCATCTAATTGTGCATTTGACATTGAACCCTTACCACTTTGAAGAATTTCTCCCACAATACCCATGTTTTCTTTTGCAGATATTTCAGGTATGTTTAGGTTTAGATTTTTAAAGTTTGGGTCAGCTATTCCTTTATTAGCTACAACAGGTTTGTTCATCATAGAATCTATACCCATATTCATAGAAGCAGGTATTCTTTCTTCTCCCATTCTATCCATTCTTTTCATCATATTTAAATATTCTTGTTTACTAGCCATTATAAAACTCCTTTATCGATTTGTTTAGCTAAGTTTTTTTCTCTTAATATTGCCAAGTCTGCTTCTAACTTTGCAAATTTGGCATTTATATCTGCCTGTGTTTTAGCCTGTTCCATAGCTAAATCTTGTTGAAATTCTGCATCTTTAATCTGCATATCTTGTTTTGCTTTTGCTGATTCTATTTCAAGGTCTTGTTTGGTCTTCATTTGTAACATTTGCGCTTCTAATTGTGCTAATTGTTGTGCAAATTGTAAAGGATTACCTTGTTGTTGTTGACCTAGATTTGTAATAGCATCTATTTGTGCCATTTGAGGTGATTGTGCAACGACTTGTGATGCTCTTTGTGAAATTTGCATATCAAGTTCTGGCGATAAATCTTCAAATTTAAATTTAGGGTCTCGTATATCTGGTAGTGGTGCTAATTGCATACCAATAGCTGTTTGCATTCTTTGTCTATACAATAAGGCAATATGTTCTGCTATATGAGCAATTAATACTGGTTGTAAATTTCTTGCACCGGGATTTCCACCAAGCGATGGGTCTTGAATGAATTGCATATGAACTGCAATATGAGCATCGTGGTCTTGTTCTGGGAATGCTCTTATAGGTTTACCATACATAACAGACATATTTTCATCTACTGGGTCAATTCTTACGGCTTCTTCTGGCTCTTTTAAAACTTCGCCAATATTTGGTATTCTTAATGCCTCTAACATTCTTTTATGAGTGTCGTACATATCATAAAGTTGTGGTGCTGATTGTGATAATTGTAAAACGCTCTGTGCTTGTGCAATTCTCTGTGCAGTACTGAAAACGTTAGGGTCTGAAACTGGTACAATATCAATCGTACTATCAAAATCAGTAGAGAATATTTTGGTTGTTACACCAGATATTGCAAATTCAAATTGTTCTGGTAAATATTTTGCATTAGATTTTGCAATTAATTTAAATTCTTGTCCTTGAGAATAATGTAGTCTTTTATGAATAGCACTAAATGCTTTACTACCTTGTTCTATAAGAGCAACAGTTGAACCAACAGGTGCATTAGGATTTACATCTCCAACATTTAAATCAGCAGTACTAGCAAATCTCTGTCCTGCTTGAACGATTGCATTCATCAAATTAAATAAAGTTTGTGATGGTTCTTTAAATGGTAATGGCATTATAGCCTTATTAACATCATCTACAGTAGCATCTAAATCAGCAAACTCACCGGGATTTACTTGTAAGTCTCCTCCAGTAACTCTACCTTTAAGTTTAAATCCGCCTTGCATATTACTGAAAGCCGCCGAATCTAATAATGCTCTTAGTGAACCAGTCGCCGCTTTTCCAAGACCTCCTATTAAATGAAATAGACCAAATCCATAGAAACCAGTACCCGGCAAAAATCTATATGAAATAAAATAGTTCTGTCTTGATTTCTTTTCGTCTTCTTGTTCCCAGTTTCTTCTAACTGAAACAATCTTTTGTGAATCATAGTCTATTGTTACTACATAGGGAAATGCCACCATGTCTTGGTTTTCTTCATCATCTACAATACCATCAATACCATCAAAAGTTTCGTAAACGTGCATTTCAATTAGTGTAACTGTTTCATTATGTGCTTCGTCTCCTTGAGAAACACCTTCTATGTCTTCGCCAATACTTCCTGCAGGGTCTATTTCACTACCCATATATTTAATCGGCAGATAATATCCACCTTCAACATAACGATTATAGTCGTTTCTTGGCATTCTTATTATGTGTGAATATCTAATAGATGTAAGTAAATCTTTACTATCTGGTGCAACAATAAAATCTTCTGCTTTAACGAATTGAGAACATTGTCTACCTAAATTTGTATCGAAAAATACTTTTTTAAAAGCATGACCTATTAATGGTAATTGAAACAACATTGTATCTAAATCTGGGAAATACTCTGGCATTTCTTGTGTTATCTGATAGTTCATGTAATCTTTAACACGTCTTGCTTGGTCTTCTAATTCCTCTGTAGGTTCACCAATAATAGTTGTTTTTACTGGTCCTCCAGATGGATATAATTCTGCAATAGCTTTCGCATTAAATTGAGTTGCCGCTTCAGCAATCATAGGGTGTACTACAGTACTTAAACCTCTTGTTGCTCTCTGTTCTTCTTCTTCTGAAAGACCACCATCTGGCTCTAATGTTTCTAAACCTTGTTTGTACCTATATTCCCATTCAGACCTAGCTTCTTTATCACTTTCAAAAGCTTCTAGTAAATTCTGTGCTTTTCTTGCTGAATCATTTTCATCTAGTTCTTCTGCTAGGTTTTGGTCGTGTTCATCTGTAATTTCTACAATGTCATCTAATGATGCATTACCGATTAAGACTTCATCGCCTATCTGCTCAACTTCTAATTCGTCTGCAGGAGCGCCTTCTTGGAAAGGTATTACATTCGGTTGTTTAGCCATATAAAGTTAACCTCTTCTGTTCTGCAAATTCATCATCTTCGTCGCTATCAGATGAATGTGTTATAAACCAACCTTTTCTCAATCTAAGCCATGCTTGAGTACATGTATCTACTATATCATCATTATCACCTTGTGGAAAGGCTGAACATATATCTATTAAGTTTTTTGCCCACTTCTTGTTTTTAGGATACCATATTCTACCATCTTCTAGCAAGGCAGAACTTGCATGTGCCCTTGCTTGTTTATCTCTATCTGGTGAATATTCTAATATTGGTATACCTGCCATTCTTAAATCTTGTATTAAACTTTGACCACTAGCTTTCTTTTCTATCAGGACAACATCAGGTTCATAATCTTCGTAAGCTTCTTGTGCTATTCTTCTTAAATCTGGATAACTTACTCTATCGTACCACATATCTACAACTATCGCATTGAAATAGCCATTGTGTTTAAAGACACCCCAAGTTGTTCTTGCACTATATGAACTGTTTTCTTTTGTACTATAGGCAGTATCATAAGATTGAATTAAATATTCTATATCTGGTAAATCGTCATATTCCCATTCACTCCACCATTCAGCTTTAAGTATTCCACCACCTCTTGGCATTGGTCTTTGTTGTAATTGACCTGCAGAACCATAAGAACCAAGACTTTTTTCAAGATTTGCTATTGTTTTTTCGTCTATTCTATCTGGCCATAATAATTCGCCATGTTCTTGTCTTGGGTCTACAAATCCCAATGATGAACGAGTTATTGTAGGGTGGTCTGGTTCATATTTAGCAGGCAAACATAAATGGTCCCAATCTTGAAATTCATTTGCCAATATATGACCAGTTAAATCACTTTCATGTACTCTTTGCATAATTATAATAAATGCACCATTTTTTGGGTCATTCAATCTGGTTTGCATTGCTTGGTCCCACCAATCTAATACACCTTGTCTAACAAGACCACTTTCTGCTTCTCTTACATTGTGTGGGTCGTCAATAACAATTATATCTCCACCCTCTCCAGTTAATGCACCATCAACAGATGTAGCAATTCGCATACCTGTTCTATCATTTTCAAATCTTTGTTTCTGGTTTTGGTCTGATGTAAGTTTGAATGTATCGCCAAATGTAGTCTTGTACCATTGACTATCAATCAATCTTCTACACTTTACACTATCTCTAATACTTAGAGAACCTGCATAACTTGCATATAAAAATTTCTTTGTTGGGTCATTTGTCCATGTCCAAGCAGGTAAAGCTACTGAAACAGATATTGACTTCATATGTCTAGGTGGAACATTTATAATTAATCTTTTTACATCACCATTGGCAACGGCTTGTAAATGGTCTGCAATAGCATCTATATGCCAGTTATCATTATACTCACGATTAGGTTCTATTGTTCCCCATGCTTCCTTGATGAATAGTTTGAGCGACCTTCGCATTTTCTCCGCTCTCACTCTCGTCAACGAGTGCATATTTAAGTGTTCTTTCAAGATTGTTGAGGTCGTCATCAGTTAATCTGCTAATATCTAGCACCTTTCTATCTTCAATGTTGATGTCTTGTACTATTTCTTGTTTATCTGTTTGACCTAACATTTGTTTACCAAGCCAAATCGCCATTGTAGGATTATTCGTTTCTTCCATAATTTGTATTTGTCTTCGTCTTAAAGAAAGTTTACCAGTTGCTCTACCTTTCTCTATTGCCTTTCTAACCTCTAATTCGTTTGTAAACTTATCTTCTAATGTCCTTAATGGTATATCAAAGTAAGCAGATATTTCTGGCATAGTGCAATTCAACCTTGAAAGTCTTTCTAATTCTTCAAGATTCAAATTAATCTTAGGTCTACCAACTTTATTTGTTGGCTTTTTCTTCTTTTTAACTGGTTTTATTTGTGTAATTTCATTCATCTTTTTTTTAATACCACGAAAATTAATTAAGTTTCAATCTTTTTAAGCTTCATTCCATAATTATTTACACCTTTTTTAGGTTTATAATCATCACGAAATATAAGTTTATTTTCTCTTTTAAACTTATTATAGTTTACATAATGATGATGTCTTCCATATCTCCATACAAGTTTAGTTACATCTGGGTGTAATCTCATTTGCATATTAGATTTAGGAATAGTACCTTCTTCAGCGTAAAATTCGTCTGTATTTCCACCTTT